GCGGCGTGTCACAGACGCTACCGGCAGTCCTAGCATCATAGAAGCCTGCGCTGACGATGTGATCACCTTTACGCATCCTGCGTGTGATCATCTGAGCAGGGACGGACGCGCGACCAACCATGTTTGGTCGCCATGGAAGACGATTGGGGACGAAATTGTGCTAGTGGTTAAATCAACACCACAAGGACCAGCCAATTTCGACTCGTCTCCTAGAGGTTGCGTTCGCAGGAGGATCCCAGCTTCCAGATGGGATTCATTTATCCTGAGCACAATGCCGGCGTGGCTAATTCAACTTTGCCATGCGCGGTTAGAAAAGGAAGAATGGTTTGACAGTACCTTATTGAGCCATTTGATGCAAGAGCGTAATGCACGCAAATTAACCTCTTACAACATGACTTCACTTCAACACATTGCATTGAAGTGGATGCGAGAGCATCGGCCCGTGTTTATGGCTAAGTATCCTGACCATGCTACGCGTGAAATCGAACGTCACACGATTTGCGCGTGGTATAGTGGGTTGTTAGAGCGCGAAGAGCAAGCTGCCCGTTGCTATCCAGCAGCGGCTCCTCTTGTAGCTTCCATCAATGCTAGTATGGAGACCAACCGCAAGCCATGGAATTGGCCCGGAATTATGTTAGGTTTCACTGGCACGTTGGTAGCTGCAGGTCTGCTGTCGCGGTTGTTGTTGGGTGTATTGCGCACGAAACATAACGCTGTTTCGTGGTTGGTGCGGAAATATATTCCGCGTTTCCCACTTCTTGATTTCGTCGGCCCTCTTATCGAAGAGACCGCGAAGTGCACGTTGCCTGGTTATGGTTGTGTTATGTTCTTAGAGAGTTTGAAGCCTGCTACTTCTTCTGAGCGGTTTTTTACATCTTATTTTCACACCATCTCGTTGGCATTTCCTTTTCCTATACGGCTACTAGCTCATCTCCTGATAAATAATTATGATGCTTTCCGTTCGTACTCGACCCATTGGCAAGATTTCAAGCAGGCATGTCATTATGGCCTGCGTAATGCCACTTGGGTACCTACTGGGACTAAACGAGTAAGTGGCTTCTTCGCTCATGAAGCCTATGTCCCCCCTTTGGCTGAACCGCTGATAATTCAGTCTAAGGAGCCTTGCTCCGTCTTGTCCGATCGGACTATACTAGACCCTCTAATCGAACTAGACGTAGCACCACGTGGTCCCCACACTACGTACACCCTCGCATTTGATATACCATTGTATACTGCGGCCAGAAATGGAGCGCAGACCATCAATGCCATCAAACAGCGCTTGCTTGCTCGCCACCCTAACTTAATTGGGCAGCTTGAGTGGGCTAAGCGCTATGGCACTAATAATGCCCAGTTGCGAGAGTTAGTTCCCACGTGGTACTCTGCAATCCCTATGCACGACCCGGTGCTGTTGCAGCAATATTTGGAGCATTTTCCTTCGGCGAAGAGGAAGATGATGACACGATTTAGCGAAGAGTTCTACAGGGAACATCCGGCCTGTGATTCTATTCGCTCTATACCGATCATGATCAAGTGTGATGAACACTTGATTCGTCCTAGTCTCGAGTTTAAAGCTCGTACCATAGCGAATGTGCCACCTAAAGCACAAATCGCGGTCGCTCCGGTTCTTCGCGAAGCGACTCGGCGTCTCCATGTTATGTGGGATGGTTTTCAAAACCATGCAGTAGTCCGAACTGCAGGAGGAGACGATGTCAGCATTTACCCTTTCTTTTGTTCAGGGCATCTCGATGGATACATCGGGAGTGCCCTCACAGTTGCACGCACGAATTCAATCGTGTTAGGAGTCGCCGGAGATGATTCGGCGATTAGCATTTTTGATCGCGGAGGTCAATTGCGCATGATCAGTGCAGATTATGGGCAGTTCGATCAGTCCCAAAACAAGCC